ACGCCTGGATATCGATCTCTACCCTGGAAGTACCGAACCCTTCAATCTTTCTACGCTTTAATTCCCAGCCCACGGTGTTCGCGTAAGCGACCGCTTTCTTGGCCTTGAACACCACGGCCCTTTTGCCCTTCCCATTAATCCGGTAAAGACTGTTGACGCTAGGCGGCCAGGGTAGATTCAATTTAATCTGCTTCTCCATTCCCAACCCTCTCGGCTATCGTCCAGTAGTTCCGGCCATCGATCCCATGGTCCAGGTCCCTGGGGTCATGGAGTGAGCGGACCATCTTGACCACATTCATATTCAGCGCAGCCAGCTGCCCCAACTCTTCCGGAGTCGGCTGCCTCGTTCCGCACTTTTTCAACATGAACTTAAAGTTCTCCCATTGGATGGTCCCAATAGCCGTCCACATCGGTTTCATCGGACCATACTTCTCGCCGCGTTCATCCAATACCTTTTTGTCGTTCATGGTAATCATTAACTACTATTTTTTGTCATTTTTTAGCCTACGAAAGACCTGCGACTTTTTAAGTCTGCACTTTAACGAACACGTTTTATACCTCGCGTCATCTACAATATTATCACAACCTTCCGCCGTACACTTAGCCAACTTGCCAATACGGTGATACTTCTTGCCAGTGTTCCCAACCATTCCGCTTCGATAAGGGTCCCTATTTACCCAATACTGATCCAAGCATTCTTCAGGTGACACTATTTTTTTTAACTTCAAATCACCTTTCTTATCTGGCTTGTAAATTTTTACTCCGAACACTAACTCTTCTCCTCTGTATATTTCAAATCCAAACACCGATTCACCTCCTCTTTACGGCGAAGTAAAAAAGCCCAGAGAGCCGAAGCCCTCTGAGCAATTTCGTTTAAAAGGGTACAACTAAGTCCGGCTTAGTTAAGGCATCCATCGGGACCTGCCAGCATGTAGGCCGATTCGGATAACCAAAATCGGTTTTCCATTCATCATGCTTTTTGGCTTCATATCCCCAAATCCCTCCATGATATATAGCCTGGTAATTCCAATCAGCGGTCTTTTTAACCTCGACCAGGGCGAAAAAAAGTTTATCGTCATTGGCTGGGCGAACCACTAAATCTTTATTGGTGTTACCGCCAACCGTTTTTATCTGTATCATTTTCCCCAGGTCAGGGGCTTTGAACGTATCCACCGAAAAATCAAAATACATGTTTTTCATTTTAGCCAAGGCCATCTCTCCCAAAACGCCGTAGATGTTATCACGCATATCTTGATCGATATCTATTTTCGAACCGAACTTATCTCTCCGCCTGTCTTTCAAAGACAAGGTCTGACGTAAATTTGCGATATGAACAGCTACCGATACTTCATGCCACTCCAGCGTTGTACTGGAACGCTTAAACCTTCTTAATTCTATTGGGACTTCTACTACTTCCGCTATTTCCGCCATAAAAACACTCCTTTATCATTTTTTGTATTTTGGCTTTATTGCCCTCGCGTTCTTCGTCGCTCATCTTCGCGACTTCCTCCTCAATCTGTTTTCTTTCCGCCCTAGCCTTGGTATCCTCCAAACGCAATCTCTCACTCAGCGCAGCCTGGTTGCGTTCAAATTGAATCTGGGCGGCCATCTCGATTATCTTCGCCGGAATATTATCGGTATCCCAGAACTTGGTTTGTTCCTGGGTTATCTTAAAAACCGCAGCCCCCACCTGGGCAGGGGTCAACTCTTTAGCCGCGATTGCTCTATGCCAATAATCTAACTCCCAATCGTCTTTTCGCGGCATCCCAAAGGCATACAGGGCCGCTATCTGCTCGACAAATTCCTTGTAAGTTAGGGTCATACGCCGTTCTCCATGAGTTTAGTTTGTTCTTCCTGGACAGGTTTCCGCGCCAAAAGCCGCTCTATTTGCCTACGCTTGGCCGAGCCGGACGTTTCTTTTTCCTTCTCCACCTGCGGTTTTGCGTTCCGGTAGCCATCAAACTTCTTCGGTTGGAATAACGTAATAGGCCGCAGGTACTCATTCATCTTCGCGTCACCTTTCCATTTCGCCACCATATTATCGACCACTAGCTTGCAGTCATCGACCGTGTAATCATCTTTCAACCTGGCGCGGATGTTCACCATGTTCGCCTCGACACATTTGAAATCCTTATCCGCCTTGTCGTTGAGATACGCAATAATTTCTAAAATCTGCGGCTCAAATTTTCCTTCATTCTTTTTATTAGAATCTAAAGCTATTGGTATTGGTAATGGTATTGAACCCTTTGGTAAGGGTTCTGTAACGGTTGGGAAGACCCCTTTAAAATAAGGGTATGCTTCTAAAAACAGATTCCAGAGCGGAGTCTTCGTGGTCTGATTAAATTCGTTAAGAATCCCCTTTTCCACTTTTGCCGGATTGCCCCCAGGCTGAAACACCCTGGCATTTTTGACAAACACCATCTCGTTTTCAAAGTCGTAATACACATTTTTTGGTAAACCGTTGGTGAACAGTTTCTGAACGGTCACCGAAGGGATTGCTGTTTCGTAAGTAATGGTTGTGAGCGGTAGTTCATACACACCGGAGTTGTTAATATGCTTATTGGTAATTAAGTAAAGCAAAAGATATCTGCAATCCTTGACCGATTTTAAAACATCCTTGTCATTCCAAAATCTAGTTTGAACGGTCCTATAATTCGACATTGTTATTTCCCAGAAAAGGGTTAATGGAAGGTTAGAACGGTATGTCTTCCTCTGTTAGTTCGAGAGGTGCTTGCTTTGCAGACAAGGCTTCTACTTTACTAGCAACAACCTTATGCTTCGATTTTTTCTCACCAGCGTCATTCTCCCATTGTTGGAAGTCTAACCGTCCTTCTACGCAGACAGAGGCCCCCTTTTCAAAGTTATTAGCACAGTTGTCTGCTTCATCACCCCATACCGTAATATCAATAAAGCAGGTACTCTTTCCTCCACCTTTTGTGGTCCGGTTAATTGCTAACCCAAAATCTCCGACCTTTAAATCTGTTTTGGTTTTCCTGACCTCAATGTCCCTTGTTACGTTCCCGACTAAAAACACTCTATTAAAATTCATTTTGCCCCCTTGAATTGTGGTTTTTCGGTTGATATAATTCTAAAGCCCTTTAAAGGCTTACCGCCTGTCTTAATCGCTTTAGCTCTAGCGTTATTTATGATCGCTTCCCTATGAGCCTTAGTTGAAGGAACCAAGAACTCGCGGTCCACCTCATCAATGTCCTCGATCGTTACAATATAGTCCTGCTTAAAATTAGACCTCGATCGTAGCTCTTGAGTCGGTTGCGCCTGGAAGGGAGTTTCTGTTTTCATTTCCAGAACTGCATCGATCGCTTCCTGGGGAACTCCCTCTTCGGCTAATTCGAATGCAGCCAGGTCAGCTTCCTCGATCTGCTTTTGATGCTCCGCCTCTTGACGCTCACGTTCCAACCGTTCACGCTTTGCCCTGTACTCGACCAGTAATCCACCTAATTTTTCTAGTCCGGCCTTGACAGGACCAAGCATGCTTTTTTCTTTGCTCTTCAGAAGCACATGATTCTGATGCGCCATGTGGATAAGAGGCCTCCAGTAATCCTCGATGCCTTTCTCCAGTGACTTGACCTCTTCGGCTTTTTTAATGGCCGCGTTGTATTCGTCATCGTTCCGGATCATCATCACGCAATCCAACTCAACCCACTCGGCCCTTTTTTTAAGCTCGCCTTCCAGCGTATTAGTTTTAGCTTGAAGTTGGGTCATTGGGTTGGCCTCTTTTGTTCCTGCCCAATCCTGGTAATCTCTGACTTGAAAAATCCAAGCCGATTTTGTGGAATATCCGCTGTCTTAGCGTACTTGTGTTTCTTTAAAAGACTGACCGCTACGGTCTGGGTTACGTTGCTGTCCATGACATGCTGGACGAATGCCTTTTTCTGCGCCGTAGTCAATGTTTTACCGTTTGCCTTCGGTCGTCCGATAGCAGGGATTCCCTGGTCACCTAGTTCATCGGCAGCTGCTTGAAGCGCAACCGAGGTCACCGAGGGGAGTGCTGTTGGAGGAGATTCCACGCTACTAGCACCCTTGGCCTCCGCCCTCGGTTTTACCTCCGGATCTGCGCAGTCTTCGGGGTAGGTTACGTTTTCGTAAACACGCATACCAAGCCCAACATGGGCTATCGTTTTCACATAACATCTTTTGATTGCGGTGTTAATGTCCATTTGGTTTGGGTTGACGATGCATTGATTTGCATAGTTTGTGACCGGTAAGGTTTCTGCCCTGGTAATAGTTTCATCCTTACTTGCTACAGTTATCTCGGTCCCTACCACAAACCCTTTAACCGCTTCGCTACTTATCCCCAGGTCCATCTCTTCCTGGCCCAAAACACGCCAGGTTGTCTTCGGGTAATTCTGGAGCAAAATCCGGAACGCAACCGACCACTTGAGATAATCGTACTGATTCCCAGGGCTACCTTTTTTCTCCACATGCGCCGTGACATCAATGTCGTACAGCGTTTCAAATATTCCTTTTTTCTCTACAGCTTTTTTCTCTACCGTTTTTTTAGCCATTTATTTACCCTCCGTTTTTTAAATATAGTCGCTAGGTTTGTCGTATCCCTGGAAGCCATCGTCAGCTGGCATATAATCGGAGTAAGGTGTTTCAGACATCTCTCCCTCAAACTCCTTTATCCCAGTGATGCAGTCCAAGCAAATGCCCTGCATCCAGCCCTCATAATCAACCTCGTTGCCGCTGTCTTGTAAGGTCACTTTCCCAGCTTGGTTTTTTACCGCCGCTTCGTTGTTGCAATTCCTCTCTGTACACTTGTTAGGCATATTTCAATCCTCCAAATATAAAGAAGCCCCCCACCAGTCACCACTTGGAAGAGGAAGGCAGATAGGGAGCTTCATAGCAAGGCTTGACATTGGCCAGAAATCTCCGGACAATTTGCCTTGGCTTATTATCGTTTTTTGTATGTTCATTAAATATTCCAAGTGATGATTTTTAAAACTATATCAAACTTTACTTTAGTTTTTAAATCCTGTCAAATGTTTTTTAAAAAAAAGATAATCGCTTACAACAAAACTTTGACGGCTGGATGGTCCAGTATTGGCGTGGATTTAAAAATGCCGGCAGCTGAACGTAAATTCGTTTCGGGGCGTATTCTAGGGAGATTTTATGTGTCGGAAGGTTTGACGGTGTATCTGCGCCTGGATAGGCGTTAGTTATTTTTTGGTAATCAGGTGAGTGACTATCATAGACACATCGCGCTGGATGGGATCGAGGTCCTCTTTTGTGGCCACCTGCCGCCACCTCTGCTCTAGTTCTGTCACGCGATCTGACAGCTTATCATGGTTCGAAAAAATCCTCTTAGTGATAAAGCCCCCAGCCAGGGCGAGTCCGGCCAAAAGAGATTCGCTCAGCTTATCCATGGTTCCTCTACTTTGTTTTGCTCATCGCTGCGAGTGGGTTTTCAAGTGCCTTGGTAATTTTTTTATCTAGCTTATCTTCTAACATTTCTATCTGATTATCCACTTTTTGTAGCTTATTGTCTACCTTTTGCAGCTTGTCATCCCAGCGTTTAGAAGTGTCAGCTATTAACTGTCTTACTTCGTTTTCAGCATTCCTCATAGCTGATCTTGTTTCTAACCCATCCTCTCTAGAACGCTTATCTATTGCAGCTATCTGATCTGAGAACAAATTAATATCTGTTTTCATACTTGTTCTTATATCTCTTGTAGTGTCCTGGGCTTCGTCTATAATTGCTTTCATAGTACGAACCTCAGTACCAATTAACTCTTTTGTGGTAGTGACTTCAACATTTAGGACCCCTAATTTCTTATCAAAACCAGATAAATCCGGTGCCACATATGACGTAATCTGTTCCTTCATATCCTGGTAATCTTTATAGAACTCAAATCCACCCCAAAGCCCAGCACCGACAGTCCCTAATAGGGATATAATAACGAATAGTTTGCCGCCAGTTGCTTTTATTCCACCGTATTCTACTTCCATATTCACCCACTATTTATACTGCAAATCAATCATTTCATTCATCATGGAATCAGATCCTAAACTTAATACACTACCTAATGGATCAATATATGAGGTAGATTCGTATGCTACAGTCGTATCATAAAAGGCAACATCCGGTATTTCCTGCTGTTGATAGGAGCGAAATCCAGGTGTTCCTAGAATACCCATTAATGCTAACTTTGTACTATCTGTATCTCCCCCTGCCATTGAAACTGCTTGTAATACTCTTGTTACTATAGCCTGTACTGCTTTTGCTTTGTCCGATTTAGTTTCTTTTGTTTCTTCTTTTTCTTCTTTTTGCGCGGATTCCACTTCTGCTATTGCTTCGGCAACCTCTGCTACTGGCTCTGGTTGGCTATCAGCGGATGCCATACCAGTGTTAATCTGGATTGTTTCTATTTTACCGGCTACAGTTGGAACAGATAATGTGACCGCTGTTGGTGTTGCTGTTACACCAACGCTAATACTTTCGGTTCCGCTAGGTGTTGCAATATCAATTTCCATTGTAGCTGTATCAATAGCCGATACTCCTGTATCTGTAAGAATGTCATCAACGGCATTCGCGACTAGATCCAGGACAGTATCTTCCACGTTATTAATAAGCTCATAGGTAGAAGTTAGATTAATTGCATTTGTTTGAGGGCCGTTATATCCACCAGACGCACTAACACCCTCAAGTATTAAACCAAATGTTGCAAGAGAATAAGCTAGTGCATTCTCTGGAACAATTAATTGACTTGTTATTGTTTGGTATGCTTCACCTGCGCTAGTCGTAAATTCCGCCGTATCTGAATAAGTAGTAGTTCCATCGGTAACTTTAATTTCTACAGTAAATGCGTCACCACCTATATAGTTTCTATCTCTTAATCCAACAGAACTGTCCATAGTAAATCCCTGGAGCATTTGTTCTTCAGTCATAAACGAATTAATATCGTTAGTAATCCGCCACTCACCGCCATGACTATCCCAGTAAACTACGTCGTCATCGGAGCCACCATCAGAATAAATATCAGAACGTGGGTCATAGGTACACTCCGCATTATTTCTACCGCAAACATGAGTAGCACCTGAACTCTTCTCTGTTACATCGGCAGTTGTTTCTGTATCTGCAAACGCATTTTGAGCTAAAAGAATAACTAAAAATATGGCTAGTTTAATAGTCTTCATCCCAATCCGGTACCTCATCATTATGATGTGTATCTAATTCTTTAACCTTATCCTTATTCTCTCGTTTCTCTCTCCATTCCTGGTAATCAGGTCTGCGGTAGGGTTCTTTATCCCATATTTGTTTAGCCGCTTCTCCAATCTTTCCATCAATAGGACATGGAGTGCCAGCCATTTCCATTGCTTGAAACACCCTAGTATCCTGGCACATCAAGCTAACACTAGCGACTTTCATGCCCATACCATACAGTGACCGCGCAAGTTTCAACCGCTCACAAGTTTCATCTCTGATGGTTTTACCTAGAGAAATACCAAACCATGCGGATTGAGCCGCACCGCTAATACCAGTAGTACATACATCTT